GCGATGTTCTGTTGCAGCTGTCGCGTGAGTGCTTCAGGCAATTTTTCCGCTTTGAATGCCGCGTCTGTGGCGGCAAGCAAGTCCTTGTTCTCCGAGAAGCGTTTCATTGAGTCAATCTTGACGGCTACCTCGTCGTAAGAGACTAACCCCCACACCTGCATCTTCGCTACTGCAGCCTTTGCCTGCTCTGGGGTGGCACCACGGTCCATCAGCTCCTTGGCCGCGTTCAATACGGTGTCCGTTGCATTGGCTTTTTGCTTCTTTTCAGCAGCGTCGCTCAGAGTACTGGAAGCCACTTTGTCGGGCTCGACTAGATTTTTTCGTTTCAGTGCATCTAGTGCGTCTTTGGCTTCTGGGGTTGTAAGGCTATTCATCAATGCCGTCACATTCGGGTCTTTTGATGGGTCATATCTGCCACCGCTTGATCTGGCGGCCAGGTACGCATCTGTCATTGCTCTCCCCAAACTACCGACTTGGGACATTTCAGAATGCACCTGCTGCATTTGAGCTTGTTTCTTCGCCTCGAGGATCTGCTTGTCGAGTTCACCCGCAAGCCTTGTCTTGGTATCTGTGGTAGCTGGGACTCCCGATAAAACACGATCAAGCTCTTTTCTGGCATTTTCAAGCGCCCCAACGCGGTCGCTCCAGGTCGTAAGATTACCATCTTGGCCTATTCCGGCAGTAGAGATAATTTTCCCTAATCTACCACCAGCTATGTCATCAACGGCCTTCTGGTAGGCATTAAAGGCATCTACATCACTCTTGAACAGCAATTTGGTCTGCGGCCCGAAGCCTGTTATGGTCACTCCATCCGTCGTATCATAGACAGGCTGAAAGATCCTGTTCAGTGCCTCCGGATCGGCTGTCTTTACCGCGTCGTTCACCTTCTGCGCCGAAATCAGTGAGGTTTTCTGGGCTTCCTGCTCGATATACTTTGTGTTGAAGTCCGCTGCGTGGCTTTCCATTGCGGCCTTTTGGGCGGTGATCCATTTCTGTCGCAAGCCCGGGTCAGTGATTCCAGAGGCCGATTGGTCGACCCAGGTGCCGGACTGGGAGCGGAACTGGTCCTTGACATCAGATGCAACCACACCGTCTTTTTGGAAACCAGCAATGTTGTCGTCGTAGGTTTTCGCTAGAGACAGGTTAGCATCAGCCCACTCCTGGTCGCCTCTTGCTGCATCTGCCTTGGCCGCGAGAGCGTCGGATTTGTCCTGCTGGTAACGTATGGCGCTTCCAAGGTCGGACAGCCCCCGTTGGATAGCGCTGGTGTCCATGTATGGAAGTTTGATGCTGGCCATAGTACCCCCGGCTACAGTCTAGCCGAGGGGCCTTTGGCATCCCTGTGCGCTAGTAGCTGTAGCCGCCCTTTCCACCCTTGGCATGGTAGTTGAGCGCGCCAGTCTGGTCGGCAAAGCTGTATCCGTTGCCGGCCTTGGCAGCAGGGCGTTTCCCAGGTGTGAGGGCAGAAAACGCGCTGATCCCGACTCCAATTCCGTTCATGAGCGTGTCCATGTTGAGCTGGTCACGCTGGGATTGTATGTCAGCAGAATCATTGGCAAATGAATCATTTTGTTCTGCAAATCTCAAGTCCTGGTTTGCTGTGGCAAATTGAAACTGGGAGTTGGCGTTATTTTCTGACTGCGAAGCTCTCTGATCAATTGCGTACCTCTGGTCCCCTGTTTTTAAATCGAGAGTTCCTCTGGCAACGTCTGCTTTGCCCTGAGCGACGATTTCGCCCATGGGGCCCATAATGCCGTTCTGTGACATCTGTCCCTGGAGTATTTGTTTCTGATCTTGGATATTGGCCGCGGCGGCCGCATTGTCATGGTTCAGTGTTCTTGTAGCCAAGTCCCTATTCAAGCCGATGTCCGCTGTCGCCCTGTTGAGGTTATCGGCTATTTGTGAGTTTGCCAGCGAGTTTGCCTGCTTTGCAAATCCCTGTTGCTTCTCCAGCCTTTGACCCTGCTGGTCGAGAGCCGATTGCCCTGCGAAATAGTTATAAATCAGGCTGACACCCTGCACTGCGACGCTGGCCAAAGCAAGAATCGTAAAAGGGTCCATCTATATCTCCTTCATCTCTACTGCAACGGAGATCAAGGTTACTTGCTCATCTTCGTTGAACTGTATTTCTATGGCTTTGCCCTCAGATGGGCTGTCAGCATTGTCAGTAAGCTCCGCGCGAATTATGCCAGTATATGGGATTCTGGTTCCAGTACCATCATCAATTTGCGCATTGGTGTAGGGAAGTTCAATCCAGGTATTCACCCGCGAGTTCCAGTCTTCTTTTGCGATTCTAACCCGGCCACCAATTGCATTCATAACCGATATAAAGCACGCCACCAAGATCCCGTTCTTACCTGTGAAGGCACCAAACTTACTGGTACGAACTACCAGATCGCTTCTTCCTAACGAGGTTGAGAATGTCGACATCTTGAAACTCGCCGAATCGTTCACACCCCGCCATACAATTCTTGGTTCGCCGTTTACTGTGTCAAAGCCATAGAGCATATAGGAGGAGATAACTGGCGGTGTTAGAGTCGTTATCCCGCCAGTCTCTGGGTTAAGAACTACAATTACAGACTTGTTCGTGTGAATGTATACACATCCATCGGCCTTGGAAGAAGCAAGACTTGTAGGAATACCTAAGCCCATATCAAGAGTGTTCACGAACGTAGGCAGATATTGTTGCTTCTCATTTGAGAAAACCATGATTCCAATGCCTCTAGGGGCGCAAAAGAGAACATTGCCATTGAGCAGGCAAGACAGGGCAATCTTATCATCAATAGTACGCGAACAACCGGAGGATGCCATTTTAATTATGCTCGTGGAGGTACTTAATACCTGTTCATTGGTGAGAAGGTATTCTGCATTCCGTGTTCCGACAACCACTCCTCGATAGGTCGCCTCATACCACTCGGGATTTCCATCAAGCTTGAGAACGTATGCGTTGACCGCCGATGCACCGACATCGTAATCTCCTCCATGTGCCGACCCAGTTACACCTAGAACGATAGAGGACTCATCAATGGGTTGTGGTGTGCCGTTGATAGTAGTGGAAAATACTGCAGCGCCAATTCTCCTAGTCCCAACGACGATGTTTCTCGGGGTTGTAAAGCGGATTGTGTTATTGACATTCGCTGCCATTTGCAGGGGCGTTGGCGGGACGTCTTTTCCAGAAATCTGGTCGTCAAGGGTCGCACCAGATCCAAGTGTCCCCCATGACATAACGTAGATTTTGTCGGCGTCTGTTATACCATCTAATGTCGGCGTAGTTCCCACCGTCGTAAGGCTTGAACTCAGCACTGGGGATGCAAGGCTTGCAGTGTAGGTATAGTTAGTTATCGATGGTGCATTGTTGAACATTTGTAGCATACCTACAACCGTCATGCTATCAAAATTATTTTTGATTAAGCCAAAGGGAATTGTGAACATGACAGGCTCGATACTTAATTTGGGTATAATTTCACTGAATGTTCCATCTGCTAAAATTGTTGATTTGGTAGCAGTCCCTACGACAGTAAGATTGCCTCGCCCAAGTACCAAGGTTTTATCACCCTTGTATTCTATGGTTCGGGTTATTTTATTAATGATCGTAGTTACTGGTCCGACAAGACTTCTAGTAGTTGAGGTGCCAACTACAGTTCGGATGTAATCTGTCTGAGTATAGCTTGTTGTCTTGTAACACACTATACCCCATTGGAGATTGGTTCCGTCCGAAAAGCTGAACGCCCTGACATACTTAATGTCTCCTGCGGATTGGTGGGCATTGGCTTCTCCTGTTGTCCAGAAGGGAGTTGCACTCGAGTAGTAGGGGCCGATATACGAGCCGATGTTGTCTGTCGATGTTTTCTTGGCAGCGATGTTGGGGGGAGTTGCGCCACGAGCTGCAACTAATAACTCGTTCATCGTTGGTGTCGCTAATGTGGTTGATACTGTGTCTTGGACCAAGCTTCCTTCTAACACGTCGACCTTGGTGTTGCGAATAAACTTTGTACCGACGAGGGTGGTTGAGTTCACCGGAACCATCACATTGGCACGGTAGGTGAATGGGATGAGTGGCCCAAAACGTCTGGATTGTGTGATTGCACCGCCAGTTGGCAGTGCGTTATTCGCGATCTCACATCCATTGGCATAACGGGCAGAATCTGGGCGCCGGGAATCAACTTCGCCGATCACTCCATTTACCAGGTTATTTCTCTGGGTAATTTTCTGCGCCATCAGGCTCTCCCAGCTTGTGACCAGAGTACTGCCCTGGTCGAGATGGCTTTGTTGGCGGTGTTGACTGTTCTGGCAGCACCGTCGGCAACAGAGAACCTTCTTTCAACCTCGCGCAGCGCGGTATTCTCTTGGTCCATTCCAAGCCCTGGGCCCACAAGGACTGCCAGTCGGTATCCAATAGCCTCGGCAACAAGGTCGTCAAGTTGCGCAATGTCATTAGGCTCTGCCACGTATTTAAGCCACGCCCCAGGAGTATCTGTGTAGAGATACCCGGCCTCAGTTGACCAGTCGTAACCGTCATCTACAGACGTCCTTGAATCAAGCAGAGCGATAATTTTCAAACAATCCTCGGGAATGAGGTATCCATAGCTCCATCCATCCATGGGGTCTCCGGTGCTGGTAAGCTCTACTCTTTTAATTGTAGAGCCGTATAGCCCCTGGACTAGGGTGGTGCGAGTAGCGTGACGGCACCAGTTGGCACACAGTGTGGCAGAATTACCGGCGTCGTTAATGGACTGAATCTGCCCGACCCCGAGGGCCATGAGGGCGAAGTTTGCTAGTTCTGTCGTGTTTCTCATGGTTACCTCGGAAAAGAAGCCCCCTGAACAGACTCAGGGGGCAAAGTCATCAGCTGACGGCGTAGTAGCCGGCGATGGCCGAGTTGCGCACCTCTAGGGTGTACTCCCCAACGATCATCTTCTTGTCATTGTCTCCGGTCTTGTCCAGATCCACAATCTGGAACTGGCGTCCAGCCATAGGGGCAAGGCCGACGTCCGAGGACTTGATGGCGCGGATCTTGCCTGCAGGAGCCTGGATGTCGGTGTTGAGCGTGAGCTCGTGGCCGTACTTCGAGACGTAGCGGGAGACATACAGACCGCGTGAATCGCTGGTGGAGTCCAGCAGCGTGGTAGTCACGTTCGACCACGTGCCACTGGCAAACTTCCCACGTTCAATGGGATTCATCCAGAGCTCTGTCAGGTTGGCGCCGGCCTTGTCGAGAGACAACAGCCAGTCATCAAAGCCGGCTGCGGTCACAGCAGCAGCGGTCGTTGAGTTGATTCCGTTCGCAGCAAGGTAGGCATCAACGCCACCCATCACGCGGGCAGTGGTGTTGTCGGTCGGGGCTGTGATAAGGGGATTGGCCCAGCAAGCACGGGCAAGTGCCAAGTAGATGCGGTCAAGCTTCTTCTGGCTGATCTGAAGCAGAAGGTCGCCAGCGTTCACTTCACGGCGAACGGCGCGATCCGTTCCGCTGATCTTCACGTAGTCGGTGAAAATCTGGGTCAGGTTGTAGCGCTCGATCTCGAAGTTGTAATCGGTGGCGGCGTAGTCCTCACCTTCCAGCGCGGTGTTACCTACGAAGTTAGCCACGGCACCCACAATGTGGTTTGTGTCGTTGGCAGAACCGCCGATGTACGCTACGACCAGGGTTGTAGCGTTGGTGACCGAGGTCACACGATAGATGCGGTTAGCGATTTCAAGCACGCTACCGGCCCGAAGTCCAGAGGTGGAGGCCAAGATCAGGGCGGTTGGCGAAGCGAAGGCGTACTGTGTTCCAACGGTGCTTCCCCGGATCAGGCGAGCGTCGTCCCACCAGATGTGGCGGGTGTTGAACGCGGGAGCAACAACGGGGATACGGTTGAAGAAAGGAGTCTCTTCCTTCTTGATGAGGTAGAACGCCTTGGAAACGTCTCGGGCGTTGAGGTTTGCGGTAGTGTCGTAACTCGACAGTGGCATCGTGGGCATTTTGTGTTCCTATTACCGTTTCAGACCCAAGGCTTGAGCCAGGGCCTGCTCGGAGGTTTTTGGTTCTTGTGGACCAGCAGCACCGCTGCCGGTGATGATCGGCGAGTCACTCATGTATTTCTTGAAGCCGCTCATCCAGTTCAGAAAGCTTGCTGAGTTTGCAAGGGGCGACTCCGAGAATTGTTGGAAGTCGTTGGGGTCCATTGACTTCTTGGCAACCTGCAGCAGCTCCTCGCGCTTCTGGGGAGCTTCCCTGCCCCAGAGTTTCTCCAGTTCCATGACGCCAGCCTGGGCAGCTTCTTCGCGCTGCGCCTTGATAGCCGACATCAGTTGCGTAGTCTTCTTGCCGTTCTCTTTCCAGAGAGCCTCGGCAACGTCCTTGGGAAGATTCATGCGGTGATACAGATCGGCGGTGAACTCGTCCAGACCGGGCAAGGTGGGAAGCTCTGAGAGCTCTCCACTGCGGTCGAACTGGTAACCTCCGGGGGCATCTGGCCGTCCCATGGCCTTCCAGAAAGCACTGATCTGCTCAGGGGTCGCGTCTTTACCGGGGATGGCGGTCGTCTCGGCGAGACGTTTTTCGGCTTCCGACAGTTTACCCCGCGTGTCTTTGTAGGTCCGCGCCAGTTTGTCGAGCTTGTCGAACTGGCTGAGATCCGCATCGTCGAGCAGGTCTTTCGGTAGCTGTGCCATCCAGGCCGGCTTGGCCGTGGACTGGGCAGGGGTATTCTCACCCTGGGGAGCCGCTGTTGCGGGGTCATAGGTCGCAGCCACTGACGCCGCGGGAGCAGCTTGGGTGGCAGAGACCAGCATGGGGTCACTCAATGGGATTTCCTTCCGAACAGTCGCCCGAAGAGTTGGCGCCGCCCTACCATGGGCTCGGGCGCCGGCTCACCAAGCTTGGTGTCCGTCAGTAGTGAAACGTAGTCAACCGGGAAACTCCCGGTGGGTTTGTACACTCCTGATTCTCGCAGGAGCTCAATGCCAAACTGTTGCAGCGTCCGGTGCTCAGGGTCGCTGACCGCGCTCCAGTGATAGGTCCGCGCCAGAATGTCAGCTAGAACCTGCCTACCAGCCTCGCTACGTAGAACCTCACGCCAAGCTTTGGAGCGTAGCTGCTTGGCTTGTGCCTCTCTGGCAAGTGTGTCTACCATACTCATGACAGGCTCCCTGGAGCAGGCTGAGTAGGCGGCCTAGCCTGTGCTACAGCCATGGCTTGCATCTGGGCCTTAGCTTGCGCCTGCATAACCGCAGCCTGGTGGAGCGCCTCTGCAGAGGCTTTGCGGTATTTGTCATCGGTGAGCACTGTCTGCATCCCGTTAGCCTCTCCGATCTGGTCTAGGATCTTCAAGGGGTCGAGTCCGTAGTTGATCTGCTGCGCCGCCTCGGGCATGACTTGCTTGAGTGCTCCGATTCCCTGTACAAAGGATTCCACCCCGGCGAGTCCGTGGGCACGCTTCTGCAATGTCTGAAGAGGCGAGTTGTACTCGACCTCCAGTGACTCGTTCATGTCCATTCCCTCTGGGGGGTCGGGAAGCAGGCCAAACTCATCTGCGTACTTGATTAGCCCCGCCCACATTTGGTCGATCACTTCGCTGGTGGCCCTTCCAAAACGCGGCTGCAGGGTCGCAAAGGTCTCAGCCTGACGTCCAAGGAACTCTGCTCTGGTCATCTGCTTGTCGGTCTGGGTCTGCATGAGAAAGAACTTCACGTCAAAGTGCCGGTCTAAGGCATCATGCAATTTAGCTTCCCGGTCCACACCGATTGGCCTGTTGATAGACTCGTTCACAGCCCTGATAGGTTGCCCGATCATAGATGGGGGAACCCAGTTAATACCCCCAGGATGCGTCTCGAAGCCCCGCTCCTGCAGCGAGTCGGGCACCATCAGGGCTGGGTTGAGCATCTTTTGGTCTGCCGTGAGCAGGTCTTCTGCGACAGCCTGCGCGATCTGTGCATCCCGAATGAACTGGAAGCCCGGCCCGTTACCATAAGCTGTGCCTGCCTCACGTTCCACACGGTGCACTAGGAAGGGGAACTCGTCATATCCACCTTCTTCTAAGAAGTGCGTGATACCGTCCATCCAATAAGTAGACTCATAGGTATAGTTCTTGTTACCCTTGTCCTCTGGATCGTAGGCAACCCGCGGCCGGACGCAATGGTAGATTTCACGCTCCACGTAGGGACTGTTAGTCATCCCCTCTACATGGGCAGGGTCAATATGTGGCCACTTCTTGAGGATGTCGCCGTTGGTCATGTTATATCTGCGGAACAGTGTGTTCACCCGTCCGAAGTCATCCTCGGAAATCCAGAAGTTCCCTGTGTCAAGCTTAGTGAAGGTCACTGTTTTGTTTACAGGGTCTGGCTGCATGAGGCCGGCAGCGGTGCAGGCCCAAGCAGCCTCATGGAAGAACTCGAACATCCACTCATAGAAGTTGCTCTGAGCGAGCATGGCGTACATGACTTCCTCAAGGCTCTTTTGAAAGTCTGCCACCCCCGGCGCCTTGTTCTTCATAGGGTCACGGTAGCGGAGGTTGAACCAGGTGTTGCCACGCGGGGCGATGTTCGAGCAGATGCCTGCTGCGTGCACCCTGACCGCAGTCTGACCTGACCCATCGTAAAGGTCATAGTTGATACCATGGGTCTTGTTCATGGTGTTGGTGAGGTCTTTGGTGATAGAAAAAATTAGCCTAGCCGTAACTGGCCAAAGGGCTTCGACCATGGAGCGCTTGGTTCGCAGTGCCGTGAGGTGCTGGTCGATGGACTTCCGCAGGTCGTCTGGGCTCATACCCCCATGCTAGCCGGAAAGGGTTTATGACTAGTGTGCGCTAGACAATCCGTCTGGTAGCAGGTTCCCAGCGCCCCTGTTTCGCGCTGATCCTGGGGACATACATCGGTGATGCAGATGGTGGTATGGCGCCCAGATCCGGGTCCATGATCCTCGAGGTTGCATCCAGCATATCGTCGTGCAGCGCCGCCGAGATGTGGGGGAAGCTGGCCATCTCCTTCTTGAAAGCCTGTGTCAGGTCGATGCGGGCCCCATCAAGCAAGTCATAGATACAGTCCCGCGGCATGATCAGCCTGCGTGAACGTACCTCTGGAACCAGCCAGCGGATGCGCTCCTCCTTGGCCTTGGTGGCTTTGAGGGGAATGATCGGTAGACGGTACTGAATACGGGAGCCTTCGCGCTCAAAGTAGTCAATTTCCAAACCGCCGGCAGAGTCCTCGTATCCAATGCCTTTAAAACGGTACTTCTCGTGAAGCCGAACCATAGCTGACCACTTCTCGTCTAGGGCGAACTTATCGCGTACCCATTCCCCGACGTAGTAATTCCGGTCCTTGCCCACTCCCACAGCTGCCATCACCGTGTAGTCCCCGAACTCCTTCTTCTTGGAGCCGCTAGGGTCCACTAATAGATACCAGTTGATATCCTGGAGCCGGTCGGCGTCCCAGTACTGGAGCGCGGTCATGTCGAACTCTGTGGTGCCGGCCTGCTCGATGGTCTTACCCTCCCACACGTGCAGGTACTCTGCCGGGTCTCGGTCCTTGGCCTCTTCCCTCTGATCCTTGAGGTACTGCGGGGCCCAGGGGTTGTCGTCCATGTTCACCTCGATCACCACCGCGTTCTTGGGTGGGTGCAGAATCCAGCGGATGTAGCTGGCGTCCGCTTCGCTGTACGGGTTCATCACGACGAACACCTGGGGGTCCAGACACCCGCGGCCAATGGTCGGCAGGGCGATGCGCCAGGACTTCTCGCTGACGTTCTCGGCCTCTTCCACCCAGAGGTCGGTGATGTTCTCGGCGCCCTTGATCTTGTTGGGGTCGGTCTTGATGCCGATGTAGGTGAACCTGGTGCCATTCAGCCCGCGGATCTCGGTGGCCAGCACCTCGTAGAACCAGCCTAGCCCCATGCGGTCGATGTCGTCGGTCAGCAACTGGTGTACGCTCTCGTCCAGGCTCTTCTGCACCTCGCGGGCGCAGATGATACGCCGGGGCCGCTCGAAGCCCTTCCAGAGAAGCCGTCGGGCCACCACCCAGGACTTGCCAGCACCTCGGCCACCGTGGACCACAACGAAGGGCGCGTCGGTAGTCATCACCGGCTCAAGCTTCTCGGGCACCTCGAACTCCAACAGCCCTTCCTCGGTGACGTTACTCACCGCGGGGCTCCGGTCGAACTATCACCAGCTTCATGCCCGTGATCTCGCGGTCCTTCTCGCCCTTCGGCTGCTGGGCCTGGTCCTTGTCGGTCAACGTCATCCCGGTACGCAGGGTGCGGATCAGTTCCAGCCGGCCACGCAGCCGCAGGCTCGGGTCAAGCTCGGGGCTCTCGAGCTCCTCGGCTGTCTTGCGGATCTGATCGTGCATCACCGAGATCCTGGTGCGCTCTGTGGTCATGTATATCTCGATCAGCGGGACAGAGTCCTCTCTTTCGACCACGATGGGGGCCAGTGGCCGGCGGGGCTTCTGGGCAAGCATCACCCGCATCTTGCGGTCGTCGGAGTTCTTGTTCCTTGCGAGGAAGTCGCTCACCGTGGACCTGGGAATCCCCAGAGTAGTGGCGATGTTCGCATAAGACACCCCGGCCTCTCTCATTCGGAGAGCGTCGGGGTGCCATGGTTTGTCCTCAATCGGTCGGGCCATTAACCCATTATCCGTACAGTTTGCCGTACACTACTGTGCGGTCTTGTTCTTAGATCCCTTGGGCCGGCCACCCTTGGCACCATTGGCCTTAGCTGCTGCAGCCTTGGCCTCGGTGGTCTTGCTGCCGTTGTACGCTGCCCAGAGCTTCTTGAGCTCCTCGGGCGTCAGTTCGCCCCCGCAGTGGGGGCAGATGATGGCCATCAGACGTTCTCCCCGTGCCTGCGGTCAAAGTCGGAGACCTTGGTCCAGGTCTTCATGCGGCACGCAACAGGCGGCCAGTGGTCGCCGACCTGCTCGCTGATGGTAATCCAGTCGAAGGGAGTTGCCAAGGCCGTCGCCTCGCGCTTGGCCTCGGCCAGGGTCTTCGCTTTCAGGATGATCTTGGTCATGCGGATCGTGGCTCGGTACAGCATCCATCTCTCCTTGCCTGTTGTCCGGTCAGGCTCCGGTGTTTGATTTAGAACGGGCAGGTGGCGTCAACGTCGTCGAAGTTGGTCACCGTCGGGTTGGCCTTCTTCCACGCCTTGAACTCGGCCTTGCTGGCGAACCCGGCATTCAGCGCATCTTCCAGTTCCATGCCCGCGACTTCCTTTGCCCACTCGGCCTTGGCGTCCAGCTCGTTCTCGTTGAAATCGTAGAAAAACTCGTTGTCGTTCATGTCTTTGCTCCTTGTCCTTCGTGGACAATCTCAAGTTATACCCATCATGTTGGCTTGTCAATGGGAAAAGTGAAAAATAGTTCGGGCATGAAAAAGCCCCCTTGCCGGGGGCCTGGTCACTCTATCCGTCTCGCCGTGCCCTTCTCGGTAGGTCGACCGTCCTCGATGCTGGTTCTGACCCATCTCCCATGGTCGGCCATAGCCTTCCGCAGGCTGGCATAAATCTCATGTGAGCCCCTAGCCCCAGTTCGGCGCACCAAGGGCTTGGTTACTTCTACAAGGTAGGGCTCGGTTGTCTTGGGGCTCTCCTTACGGTTACTGCGTGGTGAGGCCTCTAGCTCTACAGCGAGAGGTCTGTAGACATTGATCACCAGCCAGCTGCGTGCCTCGAAGAGCTCTGGGCGGTGCACTATGTCCTCCATGAGGTCAATCATCCAGATCCTCTTCCCACTAGAAAGACAATCTGGATGCCGAGGTTGGCGGCAGCGCACAGAAGTATGCCGAGGTTTATCGCCCGGTCCAGTTTCACTTGTCGTGCTTCCTGATTAGTTTGCATACTGGGCAATCTTCTCGATGATTGGTCGATCCAAAGCTCATTGACACGGCCTCGGTGTGGGCGATCTTTAGTGCCTCCACCAGCAAGCGCACAGTCTCTTTTTCGATGGCTTCGTGGTCACTCATGCCCCACCTCGGCCCTTGGTCAGGAGGGCGTGGATGGCTTGGGCAATATCGTAAGCTGACCACATCTCCTCGCCGTCAACGATGTCACCGACTACCTTGTGGATAGCATCCCTGCTCACCACCTCGGGCTGGCGGGCGTTCCATGCTTCCAGAATCTCAGACTTGGGAATAAACACCCTCATCGGATTCCCGCAGTAGGTTCCGGTGCATGAGACATCGACAACCAGTGCCTGAGTCTCTTCGTCAAATGCAATTCTATCAGCTTCCATGTTTCCCTCCTTTGATGCGGTCGATGTACCTCCGGGTCGTATCGGGCTGGTGCAGAGTCTCTTGGCTTGCGTCCATCAGCAC